TGATCCGGTCGCCCGCGCGGCGATCGACTATATCCGGCTGCTCGAGCTCGAGGCCAAGGAGCAGCTGGTTCACGCCTCTGGCGAGGACATGCTGCGCACCCAGGGCGCGGCGCGTGGCCTCGGCAAGGCCTTTACCGAGTTGACGACGATCCCACCCAACATCAAACCACAGACCAAGACCGCTCAGGAGCGCTGATTTATGGCTACCAAGCCCACCGAAGGAACTTCGTTCGATGACGCATTCGCCGCTGCGGCCGCCGCGCCAGTCACCGACACCAATGTCAGCCCGGCCACGCTGGACCCGGCGCCTGGGCCTGCGCCGGAGCCTGCACCAGCTCCGGCTGAGCCTGCACCTGTCGGCGGTGAACCTGCTCCTGCGGAGCCTGCTCCAGCTCCCGCCGAGCCCGGAGCGCCTGCTGCTCCTGCATCACCTGCACCTGAGGAGCCTGGTCCTGCGCCAGCAACTCCGACCGGCCCCAGCGCCGAAGAAATCGCCGCCGCCCTCGCCGACAAGCTGAAGGCTCCGGCGCCTGCGCCCGAGACGCCGCCGGCCCCCGCCGCGCCCGCGCCGGCCGCTGAGGCACCGCCGCTCTACACGCAGGAGGAGCTGGGCGTTCTGCAGGAGTTCGAGAAGAACTGGCCGGACGTGAACGCCGCGGTCGCGCTGCAGCAGCGCGCCGTGGTCCACGACATGCTCAAGTACGTGTTCGAGCAGGTCCAGCAGTTTGTTGGTCCGACGATCGACCAGGTCCGGTCTATCCAGAACAACCTGCACACCAGCGAGCTCAAGGCGCTGGTGTCAGATTACGACCCCCAGCTCGAAGAAAAGGTCTCGAGCTGGATCGACACGCAACCTGGATACTTGCAGGGCGCGCTAAAGCAGGTTATGCAGACCGGGACATCGGAGGAGGTTGCTGACCTCATCGGACGTTACCGGGCCGAAACCGGCTCGGCGCCAGCAGCTCCGGCTGCCCCGGCGCCAACACCGGCCCCAGCCCCACAAGCTCAGCTGTCCGATGCGGCCAAGAAAGCGGCCGCGTCCCTGGCCCCAGTGAGCGGTGAGCGTAGTGCTGTCCCCCAGGGCGAACCCCAGGATTATGACAGCGCATTTGCGCAGTACGCCGCTTCGATGCCGGGGTTGATCAGGTAGCTTAAGCTCTAGGGGGGCACAATCATGGTACAGTACGGGGACATCTCGCCTGCAGTGGCTGCTTGGGCCACCGTCCGCATGCTGCAGCGCGCGCTGCCGCTTCTCGTGTTCGAGAAGTTCGGCCAGACCTATCCGCTGCCGACCAACTCGACCCAGACCGCGAAGTTCCGTCGGTACTTCCTGTCGGGTGCAACGGGTTCCGCGGGCTCGGGCTCGGGCAACTTCTACACGCCGTTGGCCACCACGCCGCTGGTCGAGGGCGTAACCCCCGACGGTCGTGTGCTCGCCAACCAGGACTACACCGTCACGCTGGCGCAGTACGGCGACTACGTCACCATCACCGACGTCGTGAACGACACCCACCCGGACAATATCCTGGCGGAAGCGACCGACATCCTCGGCGAAAACGCCGCCCAGACCGTCGAAGCCCTGCGCTACAACGTGCTCAAGGCCGGCACCAACGTGTTCTACGGCAACAACGTGGTGGGCCGCAGCTCTGTCGTGACGGCGATCAGCCTGACCGATCAGCGCCGTGTCACCACCGCGCTCAACCGCCAGAACGCGAAGAAGATCACCCAGATCGTCGCCTCGAGCGCCGACTACAACACGAAGTCGGTCGAAGCCGCCTACGTGGCGGTGGTCCACCCTGACCTCGAGACCGACATCCGCGGCATGACCGGGTTCAAGCCCGTCGCGGATTACGGCCCGCACACCACGCCGTGGGAAGGCGAGATCGGCTCGGTCGAGCAGGTCCGCTACATCGCCACGACCGTCGCCACGCCGATCGCGGACGCTGGCGGCGCCAAGGGCACGCTGCGCTCGACCACGGGCACCTCGGCCGACATCTACCCGGTCCTGTTCTTCGCGCGCGACGCCTTCGGCATCGTCCCGCTGAAGGGCAAGTCGGCGATGACCCCGATGGTGGTCAACCCGAAGCCGGCCGCCGGCGACCCGCTCGGCCAGCGTGGCACCGTGGGCTGGAAGCTCTGGACCGCCACCGTCATCCTGCAGGACGCGTTCATGGCGCGTCTCGAGGTTGGCGCCACCGCCTAACCGAAACAGGGGGAGGAGCTGCGGCTCCTCCCCCTGACCGGCAATTTTTCAGGGGGAACTAGATCATGACCTCGAGCACCACCACTCGCCAGGCCGAAGGCATCACCAACACGGCGTCCGGCAAGATCACTGGCGCCGGCGCCGTCGTCGACGTCACGCTTGGCTTCGTGCCGCGTTATGTGCGCGTATTCAACGAAACCGACGTCATCGTCTGGGAAAAGTATTACACCCAGGTCGACGCCAACTGCATGAAGCAGGTCGCTGCCGGCACCACGACCGCCGACACCAGCTCGGCGATCGTGATCAAGGCCGGCGCTCCGGCCGGCGACAGCTACAAGGGCTTTTCGCTCTCGGCGGCTCTCGCCGCCAGCGGCAAGGCCCTGCACTGGACTGCCGAAGGTTAAGCCTCAGGGGGGCTGGGGGCGGGCGGATCACGCGCAGGACCACGCGTGATCCGCCCAGGTCCTTGAAAGGCAGATCCATGGGAGGACTGACGGCGATGGGATACGGCTGCACCAGCATGCGCATCGAGCGCAACAAGAACGGGTACGAGGTCACTGTGACCGACCCGGCCATCGTCGCCGCCAACGAGAAATCCCGGAGCTCCGACGGGCCTTCCGACTGGAAGAACCCCGACGTCGAGTACCAGTTTCAGACAAAGGATCAGGTGCTGGCGTTTGTCACCGCCGCCTTTGACAAGGCCCTCCCCGAGGAGGAGTATTCCTCGACGTTCGACAAACTGGCAAAGGACGCAGCAAAGCCATGAGCGAAAACACCGAAGGAAACCCGGCCTATCAGGTCGGGAAGGTCACCGTCACGCCTGTTGGCGGCGGCTATTACGATCTCGAGGCGCTCGGCTCCGGCCGCGACGTCGAGCGGGTTCGCGGCAAGGAGAACGCCGACGCGCGCGCTCAAGCGCTCAGCGACGAGCTGACCCCGGCCGACAGCACGATGCAGGCCCAGCAGCCGCTCGATCAGGTGCAGCCGCTCGGCCAGGCTCAGTCCGACCCGGCCGCTGTGACCCACGTCACGATCTCGATCGAGGAGCTCGACAAGCTGCGCGCCGCCGCTGCCGCGGCGCCGGTCACCACCGTAGCAGCGTCCGAGGGTCCGGTTCCGCAGCCCTTTGACGCCACCGCCCTGCCCGACCACTACGTCGGCACGATGGACCCGGAAGTCCGCGAGAAGCTCGGCGTCGAGACGACCCGGATCATTCTCGAGGAGAACCCGGACATCCCGCCGACCGGGCTGTTCGTCAGCCACAACGGTCGCGGCTACATGATCAAGCCCGGCGAGCCGGTGGACGTGCCCAACTTCCTGATCGAGATCCTCGATCATGCGGTCATGTCGTCGCCGGTGGTCGAGACCGACAGCGGCCGGGTCGTCGGCTATCGCAGCCGGAGCAAGTATCCCTATCGCGTGGTCAAGGACTGACGCGGGGATTTACGCGGGTCACTGAGGGTGGTACGTCTCGCTTCGGGTAACGAAGGGGGACGGGGGTATGACCCTCAGTGAGCTGCTAAGCCTGCTGCGGGGTGCGATCCTCAACGACCGGTCGGATCGGACTGCAGGGTCGAACGACTACCTGTGGACTGACGAGACGCTTGTCACCTACATGAACGAGGCCCAGCGGTTGTTCGCGACCAAGGGCCTCGTTCTTCGTGACGCGACCACACCGGCGGTGACCACGGTCACCCTGGTCGCAGGCCAGACGGTCTACCCGCTCCATGAGAGCGTGATCGCCGTTCTCTCCGCCCGGCGTGGTGATCAAGACGTGGACCTCACCCGGGTCGGCCACGCGGTGCTCGCTGCCTACCGGCCGCCATCCGAGAGCTGGGTCGACCCCAGCGGCTACACCCAGATGCCTGCCGGTGTGCCGCTCGCCTACTCGACCGACGAGGGCCTCGGCGATCAGGGCACCGACAGCTTCAGCCAGATGCAGCTGCGCGTCTATCCGGCACCGAGCGCGGCGGTAGCCGGCTCGACCATCCGCCTGCGGGTGTGCCGCAAGCCGCTCGACCCGCTCGACGTGGGCTCGCCGTCCGGCGTTCCGGAGATCCCCGAGGATCATCACATCGAGATGCTCGACCACGCCGCCTACCTGGCGCTGCGGATCGTCGACGACGACGGCGGCAATATCCCGCGGGCGATGCAATTCAAGGCGACTTTCGACGCTGCCGTGGCTGAGGCCCGGCGGCAAGTCATGCGCAAGCTGTTCGCGCCAACCGGCTGGGGCTTCGGCCGCGGCGGCTTCACCTGGGATCGGTAAGATGGC